AGAGAGCTTGATTATTTACAATTAGATAAGATGAAATGCTATTTTTTAAAGGATAATTCAGAAGAAGAATTAATACAGTATTTTCATCTTATTTATAAGAGTTGTGATAATTTTTCTATAATAAAATCAAGTACTGAGAGAAAGGAAAAATCCAATAAAAATCAAAATAATACACATAATAAACTTACTATTATTACACCATGTATACGCCCAGATAATCTCGTAAAAATAAAAGAAAGTATTGATTTTGACTACGTAAACGAGTGGATAATAGTTTATGATGGGACAAAAATTTCTTCTTTACCAAATACAATTGAAAAACATGATAAAATTAAAGAGCATATATTCAAGGGTGAAGGAATTAGTGGTAATCCACAACGCAATTTTGCGTTGGAATTAATAGAAAGTTTTGACACATATCTTTATTTCTTGGATGATGATAATATTATTCACCCTGATTTATATGATTTATTAGATACTATTGAGTCAGGTAAAATGTATACATTTGACCAGTCTAGACCCAAAAACGTTTATCCTTATAAAACCTTCCTTCCAGGGAACAACATAGAACTATTTAATATTGACACTGCCATGTTTTTAATAGATTTTAATCTATGCAAGGATATACGTTGGATTCCTGATAAGTATAATGCTGACGGACATTATATCAAGGAATGCTACGAAGTCAATAAAGATAACTGGGTCTATGTAAACAAAACTATGGCTTATTATAATAAGCTTGTCTAATGATTTTTAAAACAAATATAAAAGCAACTCCCGTTTATTAAGTAGCGGTCCATCATAATTAATACATTATCATGGAACTTTCCCAAAATCAAACTACTCAACTTATGAAGCGTTTTCCTGAGTTTGAACTTTCCTATGAAACGATTTCCCATAAGAAAGTTTCACCAAAATACGATATTTGTATGGCTATACCTACAGGGAAGAAATGTTTCGCATGGTTTACTTATCATAATGACCATGATGTTTGTTACTTGTTGGATTTAAATAGAGAGAAGAAAATTACAAAATCAACTGTTATTCAGACAGGATTTGATAGGAGTTTATCGTTGGGAACTATTGTCTATGGTACGTGGATCAAAGAGCAAAGCTTGGGCAAAGAACAGGGTTCGGGCAAAGAAGAAAAAGAAGGTACCCCCGAAAATCAATGGTTCGTAATTGAAGATATTATGTTTTATAAAGGAATCCCAATGAAGAAGTGTGGTTTTACTGAACGTCTTGCGTTTATCGCAGAATTAATGGGACAACTCAAACAAGAATTCCGTAAACCAACAGATACTGTTTTTGTCTTGCCAATGTTATGGCAGGTTGAATTAAAAGAGTCTATGGAAGACTATCCTACTACTATTCCTAGTGAGGTTACCGATTCAGTTTATTACCAAGTTCATCATATTCAATACAGAAGTTGTGGCGAAATTATGCCCTATTTGAATGTCAATATTAATAAAAAGATTGGTGCTAGTGAGCCAAAGAAATCTGTGTTACCATTGCTTATGCATGACAACACGAAGTTGCGTATGGATTTCACAAAACCACAATATAAATATCCTACCGTATTTAGAGTAATGGCTGATTTACAATTTGATATTTACCACCTTTTTGCATATGGGAAAGATAATCAACCTATCTATTATAATATTGCATATATCCCGAATTTTAAAACAAGCGTTACGATGAATGGCTTGTTCAGGAACATTCGTGAGAATAAGAATCTGGATTATATTGAGGAGAGTGATGATGAAGATGATTTTCAAAATATGAATATAGATAAATATGTTCATATGGAGAAGGTTTTATTGATGGAATGTGTGTTTAATAATAAGTTTAAGAGGTGGACACCTATGCGAGTTGTAAATGCTAGGGAAAAAATAGTTCATATTGGGAAATTGGCTAATTATTAGAAACCTCCTAATTTTACATCTTTGCAAATTTAAAACGCTTATTAATTATATAAATAAACCCACCTCCCTTTTGTGAATGATCCATCTTTTATAATTCCGTGCCATTTATTTTTCTCATCTGTTACATAAAATTTTGTATTGTCATATTGGTCTTGTTGAAGACGAATGCCGCTAATCGTAGTAGGGGATTCTGATATAAACTTAAAATATATACACTCATTTCGGCTTGGTATTTCCATTCTGCATATTCTATTTTGCCAATTCAGGGTTTCGTATAGATTCGTCTTGACAGGATTTTCTCCGTTTCGTAAATAAATGACATGGGACATGTTATATATAAAAGTTACTTTGTTGTTTATAAAATTTATAAACATTTTACTTTCAATTTTTTATTTTGTTATGTGCGTTTTAAAATTGCAAATGTGTAAAAAATAGCTACTTGGTTCCCTTCTCAACAATAACCTCTTTTAATACATTTTTCATAATTTTATCAATATCTTTCTCTTCTTCCTCTCTAGAATAAGAACCAAGAGCACTCAGTGAGATTTTCATATATTCATTGTTTTCAGGTGTATCTAATGTCTTAAAATCAGGATTTTGCTCTTGCCACGCAGGTAATTGTTGCAGATTCTTACGAGCTATTTTCTTTACTACCTGTTTTAAAGTACTCTTTTCATTGCTTTCTTTCTCCCAAACGTCCTTATCTTTGATATAAACAGTTTCCCTTTTTATATCAGTGCAATGAAGTGGACGCTCATGGACATCTAATTCCTTTAATTTATTAATAAAGATACGTGAAATGCCTAATACGTAACCCAATTTTCCAGTGGCTTCTAAGTCAGATACTTCTAATCTGAGAGAATCTATAAAATCAGTAATACTAATAGCATCCTTGCATTGTTCATTGAGAAACATATTTAGATTGAAGTTATTTTGGACGTTTTGGACATTCTGTATGTTGTTTGTGACATGGGGTTTCTGAGATATTTCTATAATTTTATTTTGTAGTTCTTTATTCTGTTTTTGAACATCGTTATTTTGCTTTAAAATTTCCATAATTAAATCATTAGAAGTTGTGTTATTAGTTGATTCCAATGGCGTATTACAGTTTTTGCGATGGTTACATAAACTAGAAGCATGCTTATACTCTTTTCCACAGTCACAAATAAATTTATCCGTTGTCGTTTGTTCACCTGCATTTCGCTTATGTTTTTTTGTAGCCAGATGTGCTATCCAATTACTATTTTTTGTTGCATTAAAATTACAACTTTTGCACCAGAACTCGTGTGGTAAACTCGGCATTTTTTTATTAGGATTTATTAGGCATTTTTTCCGAACGTCACAATCTTGATTTTTTATATTTTGAATCATTACGATAATATATCATAGATTGATATTTATTTTTTTGGGCATTTTCCGCATTTTTTTATTCGCCTAAAGAAAAAATGCCGAACATATTGGGCATAAAAGTATTTAAAACCTTATGCTGCGCATATTTGAATGATTTTTTTGGTATTTAAAGCTTCCGAATGCATAACCAAAAAATCAGAGACCCTTTGCAAATTTTATTTTCATAAAAGTAAAAACGGACAAAAATAAATGTCCAAAAACAAATTCGATCCCGATTTCTTTATCCTGTTTTTCTAAGGGTTTTAAATAATTATTATAAAACTATTTAATTGGCGCTTTTCCTAATAATTAGGCCCTTTTCCTAACGCTAACGTTTTTGATTTTATTTATAAATATTTATTACCATTATAAATAATATATATCCAATTATTATTTTGGGCGTTTTTTCTATTAGGAAAAGGGCCTAATAAAAAAATGCCAATAATATTGCGCATAAAAGTATTTAAAACCTTATGCTTCACACTTTTTAATGATTATTTTGGTATTTAAAGCTTCCGACTGCATAACCAAAAAATCAGAGACCCTTTGTAAATTTTATTTTCATAAAAGTAAAAACGGACAAAAATAAATGTCCAAAAACAAATTCAATCCCGATTTCTTTACCCTGTTTTTCTAAGGGTTTTAAATAATTTTCGTAAAATTATTTAATTAGGGAGACTTTGGATTTCTTTATTATATAGAATAAATATAAATGAAAGTAGGAAATATTGAATACGGAACTTGGAAAAATGGTTCTTCTATATTTAAAGACAGCAACGGTTATTATATAATTGATATCAATAGTAAAGGTGAAGAATATAAAAAATATTTGAAAAACTGGAAACCTACTGGTGATTATGAACCTTTACATTTAGATAAATCAAAGAATAAATGGACTACTCAAAAGAAAAGGGTTACACATAATATAAAATTAAAAAATAAAACAAAAAGATTAAACAGACCATCTCCGCCTTATCCTGCAAATGATTATTGTGGAAAAAATAAAAAGGGCAATGATGGAAATATGTATACATCAACCAAAAATAAACTTGGTATATGTAGATGGGTAAAAATAAAATCAGTGTAATCTTATAAAAAATATTAATTTATCCCGTTTATATAAATGGCAACAGAAAGGAGAAGGAGAAGTAGATTTAGTTATATTATGCATCCCAAAGGTAATCAAAAAACAAAGGTAGTCCCAATTGATGGTGTAATACATGAAGTAGACCCAGTTACATCTGTAAAATATGCGTTATTAAATCCGAGTTTTGAGTCAAATGTACCTACTGCTATGAGAATGAGTTCTGAAAAAGTTATAGCGAAAACAACTGCAGTAAAACCAATTAGATTACTTACTGCGCAAGTGGTAGGAACAAGACCTCGTAAAACAATGATGGATTGGATATTTAGAAGGACACGAAAATCTCCTGGGTTAGACGAGCCAATGTTACCACAATTACTAGCAAAACCAACAAGAATAGGTGGCAAACGTAAAACAGTGAAGAAACGTCATAGAAAATAAAAATCTATATAATATATATAATGTCAGCATTAGGTAATGGTTCTTTAAGTGGAAGTGATTTTAAACAAGGTGGTGTATTGCCTAGTCAAACAACCACTGCAACTCAACCAGTTCCCACACAATATAATAGCAAACTTGTAGGTGGTAAAAAGAAGCGTTTAAGCTCATTACGTTCAACTAAACGATCAGGTTTAGCTGCGTCAACCTACAAAGTACATGGTGGTAAGAGACGTAAATTAAATAAATCCCGTAAGAGTCATAGAAAGAGTAAGAAATGTATGTCTTTTTGGCCATTTTAAACCAATTATTTATAATGTATAATCATATATTATAAATGCCTGGGACTTATGGAATGCTTACTTTTGAAGATTTTGACGCGTTTAAAGATAGAGAAAAAAAAGAGAAAAGGAATGCAAAAAGGGCTTTAGCAAAATCGGAAAGTCAACCTAGTCGTAAAAAGCCAATTTTTAGACTTTCAGAACCAATTCCTGAATTAGAAGAACACCAAAAGTTCAAAGCTAAGGCGAAGTCAAAACTATCTCACGTTGATATAATAACAGAGTATACGGTAAGTTCATCTAATTTTTTAAAAGATATAATCGGTGATAGTAGACGGGATACTAATTTTCAAACAGTAAAACAATTAATAGAAGAGAAATTAGAAGAATCTACAGAGCCAGAAACAACTCCTCTTAAACAAGGGGCTGTTATGTTTAATGAACTTATATTGAGACGATTAGAGAAAATTTCCCAAACTGTTGAAGACGAAACATTGTATGACAAAATGGCAGGATTATTGGGAGGAGACTCATCTAGAATTGTATCTAGATTCATGTCAGAACTTAAAACAGATGGTATTGAAGAGGGACACTACAAACAGTTTTTTGATAGTTTATTTCTTTTGAATACAAAACAAAGTGAATGGCGAACAAAATATTTGTCAGATAATGATAATCCTCAACAATGTTTTGATGCACTAGGTCCTCAAAAAACAAAGGATAAATGTTATTTATGTTGTAACAAATTAACTGAACCTATAGAATGCGAACATTTATTACCAATTATTACAGCATTAATGCATTTTTGGTTAGTAAAACAGGGTAGTTTTCCAAATCTTAGCGAAGCATCCAAGGATTTATTAAAAAAAGAATATGCACGTGCACATGAATGTTGCAATAGAAAAAAAGGTAGTAAAATATTAATAAAATTAATTTCAGAGGGTGGTTCTGGTAAATATCAGGTTGACCAAGATAAGATAGAGGATTTAATATTAAAAATTAACGAAGAATGTTCAGAATTAACAATTTCAAACGAAGAAGAATGTTCAAGTTCTATTATGTTTAAATTTCAAGAAATAGTTAATATAATAAATTCCAATGTTGAAGAATATGGCCCCAATTACTATCCTCTTTTTATAAAATATAAAATTTTATCAGCAATATCAGATGAACACTTTAATGAGATAATAACTACAGGAAGATTAGTTGGTGGTGGACCTAAAAATATTATTGATTCTTTGGCAAATATATTTAAATCTGAATATTTAAATAAAGTTATAATTAACGATATAAAAAAGTATAGTAAAGAAATTGATAGTAACCCCAAAGGGTTTTATAGTCACAAGTCAAAACCTATTTTATTCAATAAAGAAATTAAACAACATAAAACGGATGTAAAACACATGAGAATTTTAAAATATAACAAACCAACCAGACATGGTGGAAAAAACAAAAAGAGTAAAACTAGAACTAGAAAACATAATTAGTAATTTCATTAGTCATCTAATCCAGATAGACCAATTAAGTTAATCAAACATTTGCCCGAGCCTACTCCATGTTTCGTATCAAGCTCATCATCTGAATCATCATTTGCGATTTTACATGTTCCAACTGCATCTGTCTTACTTTTAGGGTCAAATGTGCGCTTCCAGGTCGTGTCATTCTTCCAATCAATAGCCATACCAGTATATGTTTTAGAGTCTATTTCACGAATGCGATAATTGCATTTCTTATAGAATCTTCTACGTTGAGCCCATTGATTTTGAAACAAATCATGAGAATCCACAATATCCACTATGATGGGATTCTCATGTTTTACACGCAATATACGTCCTACAGATTGTGTAATATCTGTTTTAGGTGTAACCATAACTAATGTTGAAAGTGATTTTATATCAAGTGCCTCCGCCGCCATAGCATAAGTAGCTAATACAATCTGTTTTGTTTCAGTCTCTTGTAAGTTCTTTTGTTTCATTCCACCCACATAATAACCTACGGGTGCAATATTGCGATAAGTTATTCCATCATATAAATATGAAAGAAGCGACCGATTATGACACAATATCATGATTTGGTTATCAGGCTCTTCTTCTACCAAATCCTTAATAACTTTTATAATAAAATCACTGCGAGGACCAAACTCACACAATTTTGTTATCATGGTACTATATTTGGCTGTACCACGAAAATCTACTTCTACCTCTTTAAATTCGGGGTCGTTGGTTTGATAACGGATTGCCCGAACAGATACTAAGTCATCATCTTCGCGTTTTTCAGTATAAATCTTTTCACCAATAAACATGTAAAGAACCTTTGTCAACTTATCTTTACGGTCAACAGTCGCAGAAATACCAAGCATATATGGTGTAATTGTCTTAAATAGGGTTCTAGAAAACTGTTCGCTACCAATGCGATGCACTTCATCAATAATTGTTAGACCAAAACAAGAGAAAGTTTCAATGGGATATTCTTTATCATATAGCGTTTGAATCATACCAATAACAATATCATTTCCCTCAACATCAAATACCGAACCCTGGATTTTACCTACTTTGGCGCCTGGGAGAAATTCATTGATTCGGTCTATCCATTGGTTCATTAAGAATTCTTTATGAACAATAATAAGTGTCTTTTTTTTCAATAGCGAAATAATTTTTAATGCAAGAACCGTTTTACCTCGTCCGCAGGGAACTTCCAGTATACCACCATTACCCTTTTGTTCACTTTCACAGCATATGGGAGAATTTACATATTTCATATAAACATCAACAATTTTATCTTGGTAATCACGTAGAGGTTTAGGGAATGAAACATCTATATCTTCGCCCTCACCTATTTCGGACTTAGAAGGAATACCATAACGTTGAATTCCATAAAATCTGGGTAAATACATTTTATTGGCGTTTTCACGGAATACAGGGAACACGGTGTTTTCACCAGCACCAAAAGCATTTCCCATGACAACAGGTTTTACAAATAGGTCTTTGCGAAGAAATTCTTCATCCTGTTTAGATATAATACTTTTTGGAATAGTGTAACCCTTTTTACCCAAATAAGATTGAGAACGAATAATGTTTTTGTATTCTTCGTTAACAACAAATTCAGTAGACTTAGGGGGTGGAGGTGTTATATTTTTCTTTTTGGTAAAGAACTTTCGCTTATACATTGGCTAGTAATATATACAATATTGTTTATATATTATTTATTAATTCTATTTAGGATGTTTCAATTTTCTAGGGAGGAGTTGTCGTCTAAGATAGCCAACCTGTTGTTTTTTTAAATTATAACATAATAATCATTTGTAAATTAGGAGGGTTTAGAAGGGAACCTTGGTTCCCTTCTGAAAAAATATAATGTTATTGTATAAATGAATATTCCAAACGTTTTCAAGTCATTTTCCCAATTGGAAATCATATTGTTGGTTATCTTTATTATATATATTGTTTTACCCATTCAAACACCTGGTTTCTTGGCTGGAGCAATTGATTCATCTTTAGGTATGTTAAGTATTTTCATTATCACAGTATATTTGTTTTTCCACGTAAACCCTATTTTAGCAGTTGTTTACATCTTTGTTGCCTATGAATTATTGAGACGTAGTGCAAATAAGACTGGAGGTGTAACATTGATTCAATATACACCTACACAAGCAAGAAAGGATTCTGAATTGAAGGCAATGAATCCTCCTCGTGCTGAGACATTAGAAGAGCAAGTTATTCAAACCATGGCTCCTATTGGACATAGTGACCCTAGTATTTTTACATCAAGCAGCTATAAACCAGTAGCTGATAATATTAAGAATGCTGCGACATATTAGAAGCGAATAGTAGATTACTTTATTGATTAACTATATTACACAATTATGTAATATAATTAGTAAGAAGGGATGTTTTTAAGGCTGAGATAAAAATATAAACAAAGATATTAATAGTGGAACGTAGAACAAACAATATCTTTTAAACTGTTCACCTAAGCTTATATCGTCAGGTATAGTTTTAGATACGTATCTTAAAAATAACAATATCATTAATACTATAAAATTTACTGCAAGAATATGCAATAATGCTCCCGTAGTACTGGTCATAAAACCAATACAAGCAGCTATTAGTCCAAATATCCTAGCCGATTCAGTAAAAGACTCTTTTTTCTCTTCACCTTGTACGTATTTAATACTTTTATCATTATAAGTTAGAAACGTCTGGTCTAATTTTTTAATCAATATAAGAGAAACCGAAATGCCCAAAATAACAAAACCAAATAATCCGTTCAAAATTAATGACATCTCGCCGTCGCTTCTAAATCCATAATAAAAACAACTTAACACATAATAAACACCAAATGTACATATTAAAACATCTGCTGCTCGTATTGTTTTTTTCTGTTCATCTTCCCCGCTAATTTTAGACAATGTTTTATCAATCACCAACATTTTATAAAGCATAGGAACACCCATATAAACTAAAATAAGCCCAAGACAGAATAAAAAAAAGTTTACCGAGGTTTTCATATAATCTATTTTTTGCATATCTTGAGAAAGTGCACTGCCGATTGGAATATTATAAGTAGCGATCTCTTCAAGAGAAGTACCAGTTGGTTGACAATCAATATAAATTTCGTCATCAATTGTTTTTCCAAGTACTTTATTATCGCTAGTTTCTGGGGGGGCGTTTGTTGATGCTCCAGAAGTTTCACTTTCATAATTTGTGGGTGCTGAAATGCTAAATAAATCGGTATTGCTTTCAAACTTACCAATTTGGTTTGCGTTCGTACGAATACCTAAATCTATAGGCTCTGTTAGAACAATAACTATATTGTTTGGATGAATAGTATCATTATAAATAAAACAATTTTGATTTTTTTTAATATCTTTTTTATCAAAAAGTAATTCACAACTGTTCTTAGCTGGGTTTTTGTCCTGTACATTAACAGCAGTCTGGTCAGATTGTATCATTTCAAGAATATTATCTATACTACTAACTGGTCCATCAAATTTAGTGTCGGGCTCCTTTAAAAGAATACATAAAAAAAGTTTGTTATCGTTGTTATTGTTTTTGTGTTCTATTACCAGTTCGCCTACAAACTTAGAATCTTCTTTAGAATCTCCAGTGCTGGTAATTCCAGTAATATTATTATGTAATAGTGAAAAAATATACATATAAGTAGGAGTGTAAACAGTAGGAATTCCTTGTTTTGCGTATGTTAATTTTGCTCCATTTGAACCAGTTCCTATAGG